GAACGATGATGAGCGTTTTCTTGTTGGTAGCAGTATAGTATCTGACGAGGGAATAGATCATCAAACTCTTTCCGCTGCCCGTAGGAGAAAGTAAGAGCTTTCTATTATTTTTAATTGCTTCGTAAACTGCACGATACTGATACACCCTTGGTTTGATTTCAGATCGTGTAATTTTATTCATAAATGTTTCAATGCCTGGATATGAAACAAAGTCGTTAGTTTCTCTAACTTCTCCATACCAGTCATTCATTTCATATTCAACTTTATATTGTCGTTCGTCAGCCCACACCTGAAGGTGCTTCATCAGACCACCATAAAGGTCGCCTGTACCAGGAGAGTACAGACGAATAGTTCCATCCCAGTATTTGTATCTGGGGTTCTTCTTCAGGAACTTTGCTTCGGGCACTTCAAACGAAAAGTAATCTGAGAGCTCCTGATGTACATGTGGCTCAGCAGATTGAATTGTAACGTATACTTCGTTTTTCTTTTTGATACTGAGAGTGGTCATCATTGTCCATTAACGAATTTCTCCCACTCAATGGCACTCTTGACCTGGAAACCTCTATTAGAAATTTGACGCATGACTTGATCTAACCAGTAAAGCATCTGGTCTAAGTATTTGATCTTTGCCTCAAGGTTGATGATCTCTTCATCAGCCTCAAGGTAAGTTCTCATTTTCTCTGAAGTCTTTATGCTTGATCCGAATGGTTTAGCGGCGTATGTCTTAGCGTCTGCTTCGCCAGAGTAATACTCACGTTTATTCTTTACCAGTTTGCGGGTCTCAAATTCCAGCGAAGTCTTGATCTGCTGAATGTCAGTGTAATGGTTTAAGTATTTATTGTGTTGGAAAGGGATGGATAATGCGAGCTGTCCCAGATCTGTGGTATACTGTTTGTTCTTGAATTGAAAGTCAACTGCAGAATCTTCTGTCCAGTCTTCTCTTAGTTTGTCAAATTTATTACGAAGGGTTTCAAAATTCATAGAGGTTGTAAGTTTTTATCACGAATAAAAAATTGTTGATGTTTAAATGTAACTTCAGCAGTGATGTATTCTACATCAGTAATTGTAGCATCAAACTGTAGGCTCGTTAGTGCTACAGGAAAAAGATTTTGGAAATCTACAACGAAAGCTGGGTTGTATGCACTTGTGACAATGTGTAATTGACCAAGTGTGTAAATATCATCTTCTTCAATAGTACGTTCCATTTGATCAGCGTTACCAACATCACGCATCCAAGAGTGAATAGAATAATAATTTCTGAGATCTTCGTCAACAATAAAACGCACAGAAAAATCCCCGAACGTTACACCACCACCAGGATAGACAGGCAAATTTCTAAACTGACTTGCCACTTCTGCAACTGGCATGTTAACGTCGGGGACATTTGCTGTCTGACAAAAGAAATCTACTCCTTCAAATTTTTCTAATTTTAGGATATAACCAATAGGGTTCAGGAAATTCCTATTCGTAGGTTGTTCCTTATACCATTCAGCAGACATGTCAACTTCCCAAGCTGATACTATTTATCCTCGTTATACCAGAAGTCTTCCCAGTCTTTTTGTGAGTCAGTTACGTCTTCCCATGTAGGTTTATCTTCACCAGTTGTCTGTGTTTTCATCTTCATAATCCCAAATTTCATATGGACCGTGTTGCATATTTTTTAGTTCTTCTGTCTTAGCACGATATGATGTTGCTTCTGATATCCAGACAGCAAGTTTCATTACAATAAAAACTATTGCCAATGGCGACAAACAAAACAATAATACTAATGATGGATTCATTGACTGTATTCGTTTATAATATCTAATATCTTATCTAGCGAATTATGAGCTCCATCATACCACTGACCTGTCATACTAGGATTTGTTTCTTTATCATACAGTTCAGTTTTTAATTTATACACTTTTGCAAGCATATCTGTTTTGTGTAGGCTACCACGAGGCATAACGATAAAGAATTACTACTTCTATTTAAGCACAAAAAAAGGGACCCCGCAGGGTCCCTGTGTTGATTTCGTAATAACCGATATCAGGTGAGGTTCGCAACGCGAACACGTCTGTAATACTGGTTACGACCTGCTGTAAGTGCTTCGGCATCAGGTGTGCCGTTGCTCTGTACAACGAATGGGTTAGCGACCATACCGTAGCGTGTCTTGAAGCCAATCTTGGGCTGGAAGGTGCTAGGGTCAATGCTTCTGAGCATTTGGAGGGGAACGTATGGGCAGTAGAATAGTCCACTGTCATAAGGTGAAGAACCTTTATAACCAACTACGTAGTAGTGGGTGTTGGAAACGTTAGCAGAGTAAGGATCAACGAAGACCTTAATGCGACCGTTCATGGTTCCGACTAGGAGGTTACCCGTGTCATCAACTTCACCGATGGAAGGACCACCAGCACCAGTTAGACCTGAGGAATAGTCTAGTGTACCAGACATGGCAAGAGCGGAAGCTACATCAGCAGAAGTGATGATGAAGTTGCCCTTTCCTCTACGAGTTTGCTGCGCGATAGCGTTAGCATCTCTTTCAATCTGGAACATAAGTCCCTTGAATTTCTCAACTGACCAGCGACCGTTGCTGTCAACGTCAAGGTCAAATACACCAGCGTTAGCAACGTTGTTCTGAGCACCAGACTTAGCGACGGTGTAGACAGTACGAACGACTTCGCGGTTGATTTCTGCAAGGATCTCGCTAGACAATAGGTTAGCAAGTTCTTGCTCAGCATCAAGACCGTGAATAGCCTTAAGGTCTTGTGCCAATTCTAGAGTGTATTCTGCTTTGAGAGCTCTGGTCTTTGCAGTAACAGAGGTCTTCTCAATGCTGAAGCTCATTTCGTTGAATAGGGTTGAACCCGATCCAAGTGTTTCTGCATCTTCGCGAGCAATGTTGCCTGCTTGGCGCTCGTAGTTAGCAGCAGTTGTACCGCCGCCTGTGGCGTCGTTAAGGAGACCAGGGTTAGCATCGGTAGTACCACCGTCTCCAAGGGGAGAAGCGGGGTCGTTGTATGCTGCAGGACCCTGTGAGTTGCCAGAGAAGTTGGTGTCAGGCTCGTTGTAGAGTGCTTCTGAACCAGCGCGTAGTGCAGCGCCATTCTCTTGATAGTGGCTCTTCATTGCGAAGATAAGTCCAGTAGGACCGCTCATGGGTTGAACGCCACAGATGTCGTATGCAACCAAGTTAGGCATTGCACGACGGATGAGGCTGATCATTACTGGATCAAATCCAGCAAGTCCACCAGTTTGAGTTCCTAAACCACTACCAGATAGTGCGTTTGTTCCGATAGCACCAACAGTGTTAGATGCTTCGTTGATCATACCACGCTCTTCGCGTAGTTGTGATTCTGTGTTTTCTAAAAGAACAGCGGTAACAGCCTTTCTATAATTGTCTTTGATGGCAACAGAGCCTTCATGACCTAGAACAGGTGACCACTTTTCAGTTAGAGCTTTTGAATTAAACATTTGTTTGCTCTTGTTTGAAAAATGTGGGGGTTATTATTATTGCCAGCGATTGAGTGCGGTAAGGTATTGCGCCATTGCTGGTGTTACCTCTTCGCCTGCTCCTTCAACTGGAGTTTCATCAGCAACCTCGCTTACGGGTGCTGCTGCTTCTTTGAAATAGGACTCCTTGATGGTAGTAACCTTCTTAGAGAACGACTCCTCTGAAACAAACTCTAGACCCTCTGCGAGAGCTGCGAGTTTTTCTTTCTGAGTATCTGCTAGTCCTTCTGACACGGTGGAAAGAATATTGAGTTTAGCAGACTCATTAAGACGATTTTGTAATTTCACGTTTGCTTTGACCTGTTCGTCAAGGCGTGTTTCCATCTCACGAATTGATTCAGCCATACCTTCTACCACGTTAACTTTGTCTTCGGGGATAGCGATATAGTGCTCTTCAAAGAGACCCTTCAAACCTGCAATGAAGTCTTCAGTAATCTCATTTCTGATTCCACGGTCAACAGCAACTTGGTTTTGCTCCATCCATTGACCGATGGCGTAGTTTACAGTGCCGTTGACTTCTTCTGCCATCTCGCTCTTAGATTCAACGAAATGCTTGTCAAACTCAGCAGCAAAGTGCTCTACAAGTCTGTCATACTCTTCGGAAATTTTCGCTTTAACAGCAGCCTCAAAAATGGTCTTTGCTTTTTCAGCGAACTCTTCCGAGAGTTCTGTACCTTCTACAAGAGCAGCAACGTCAGCAGAGACATCAATGCTTTCCATGGAAGGTTTGATTGGATAGGTGACAGCGCCACCCATCTTAGTGCCGTATGCTACTTCAGCACCTACGGAAGGAGCTGAATCTGGAGAATCGCCAGCACGCTGTTGAGGGTCACCAGATACTTGTGATACTGGTGCAGCTGCTTTAGCTCCAGGATTCTCTTCTCCATCATCATCGTGCTCATTTGGAGCAGTAGATGTACCGCCAAGATCTGCAGGTGCAGACTGACCGTATGCGGCAGAAGGTTCTACCTTAGGTGCAGGATCCTTGCCGCCAGAACCAGTCTGTGCGTCAGAGACCTGAGAAGGCTCACTACCAGTGCCAGGAATAATATTAGCAGAAACAGTTGGCATAGGATCGCCAGCTTCTACAATCACCTTTTGCTCGGTAACGAACCCCTCAAACTTTTCGTTTAGCATATCTGACATTTGAGTTTACCTCGTAATTTCCGTATTATTAATCTATAGTTTATTTATTATATTAAAGTTTTCCGAGAAAATGCCCAAATGCTTTGAGCGTTCTCTCTTCTAACTGATAGCGTGATGCTGTTTCAATATAACGTTGGTATTTAGCAACTTCTCTCTCCTTTAGGAGACCGTTGTCCCATACCCATTCTTTTCCTTCCATGATGCCATTTACAAATGCATCAGGAGCAGAAGGATCTGCTACGATATCTGCAGCAGTTGTAAGCATGAAGTCATCCGCAACAACGTTGCAGTCTTCTACTTTTTGAATACTTCCCATACCACGGGAAGATACTCCTAATTGAACACCCTCTCCCAAAAGGTTCTTAGCAATGTTTCCCATTGGTGTATCAAGGATCTGTGCCTTTCCAATGAAGTTATTGCCTTCTGCTTTTAGGGAAATGATTCTATGTGATACTCTATCAAGATTGATAGTAGGACCATCGGGATGACCGAGTTCACCTAGAGCTCGCTTGGACTGTACATACTCTTCATTGTATCTTTGAACTTCACGCTCAAGGACACTAAAAGGATACATACGACCGTTGCGGTTCTTAAGTTCCGATTGTAAAAATACTCCTTCAATATAAAGAAGCTTCTTGCCGTCTTTCTCCTCAGTAAGGAGTTTAACGTTTTCAATCGTTTCCGTTATCAGTTTCATCGGTAGTTTCCGTTTCGGTTGGTTCATCAAAGAATGTATTCGCTACCACTTTTTTATAATCTGCCATAGCATCAGATGCTTTAGCAAATAACATATCGTGGATTGCATCAATAGCACCAGCGCGATCATTATCGGCAATTTGATTGACGATATTTACTTCACCTTGATGCGGATTAACTTCAGTGTGTTCTGGCATAATAAGAATTCATTATAATTTATTTATCACCGCTAGGTTTTGAAGGCGCGGATTTTGCTTTTTTCATATCTCTTTCAAGCGCAGCATCTGCTGAAACTGCATCTCTTTCTGCAGCATCATCTGCTTGCATTGCTTGAATTTCAGGAGCAAGTGCAGTGTTTGCTTGAGTAAGCTGATCCATTGCATTTGTTTCTGCAGGATCAATTGCAAGACCAGAAGAAATTTCTGCCTTCATTTCCTTATCAATCTCACGCATATCTTTGTTAGTTTGCCCAAGAATATTTTTACGGATGTAATCTACAGAGAAATACTTTCCAACAAAAGGATCCATCTGAGTCACAGTCATCATTCTTTGGTTCATCATTTCAATTTCTTTTAATTCATTGAAGTGATTATCAAACAAGAAGTCATACTGAATATGCTCCTTCATGTCCTCCCAATCCTCTGGAGCAATTACTCCTTTGAGGATAAGCTGGGTCTTGAGCATATCTTGGAACATTTCAGCGAATCTTTTACGGAGACGACCAATGAACTTCGTGAACTTAAGTTCGTCACGGAGGACTTCAGTGGTCTTACCGAGATTGAATCCTTTGTTATCGTCTGTGAGACGGGAAGGAGGAAGATTGAGAGAGTTATAAAGTTTCTTTTTAAAATACTCAACATCCTTAAGTTCCCCAAGGTTCTGTCCTCCAGGCAGCGTAGTAATTTCAGTACCACGTCCACCCTCTCTACGAGGCAACCAGAAATCCTCAAGCATACTCATATGCTTTTTGTCATCACGCATCTCACCAGTGTTTGCGTCATACACTTGCTTATTACGATAGCGACTCATAACATCGCGCAAGTATTGTTCTGCTTTTACCTTGGGTAGATTGCCAACATCAATGTAGAAAATTCTACGTTCGGGTGCGCGTGATAATCTATAGATAACAAGAGAATCTTCAATCATTCTAAGTTGATTGAGAGACTTGATTGCCTTATGGAGGAAACCAAGAACCATTCTTTTATTGAGATCTTGTAGTCCAGAAGGACAGAATGTAATAGAATCTACTGCCATCTTTACACCTTGGGACAATGACATGTCTCCAATTGGTCCAAGAGTTCCACCTTTATAAAATCCTTTTGGATTATACAAATAGTAATCAATAAATGTTCCGTATTCATACTCAAGAGCAGTGCCCTTAATAGCTTGGCGTGCTAGAGAATCTTTCGGGGTATTGTCAATTTTCTGACGAACTTTCTTGATCTTCATTGGATCAATGTAACGAAGTTCTGTAATACCTTTCTTTGGGTTGTCTAGGTCAATGACCTTATGATAAAATAATCTTCCATCAATATACCAAGCTCTGACAAGTTCATGAGCACGATTGTCAAAATTCAATAAACGTTTGATATACTCAAACTCATCACGAATTTTTTTCTTAATTCCCATGCCAGCATCTAGACCATCTAGATTAACTTCTACGGGAGTATCATGAGCATCACTCACGATAAATTCATTTACCACTTCGTCAACTGCACTATCCACTTCTGGGTGTAGTGCCATATCACGATAACGACGAATCATCTCAAACTCATTACGAGCTTGATTGTCCGTATCTACATACGTTCCATAATACCCACCAGCAGCAACGGAGATAGGTTCATCAGCAGAAGGAGGGACAGGGGATTGACCCCTCTGCCCCTCCTTTCTGTTAATCTGGAAGCCAAATAACTGACTCATGATTAAAATACAAATAGTTGAGCGTTCAACTATTTAGTAGATCACTTAATGATACCATCTGCCACACCCTGACGTGCAGAAGCTGGAGTTGGAGATCCGTCCATAGACTTAGCTGCAGTGAAGAATGAATACTGCCATTCAACACTAAACTCTTCAATCTGATCATTGCTATCATAAGCAAGATCAATTGCAGATACGTTAGTCGGGAAACAATGATGTAGTTTATAAGTTCTCAAAGAAGAACCACCATCTTTTTGATCCTTTTCAAGTTGACTGACATATAGATTTGCCATATATCCTTCTGCTTGATTTGGAAGGAACAATTCAGAAGTGTTACCTTCATGAGTGTTAATCAAGTTTGCCCATGCCTCAAAGAGAGCACGGATCTTGAAGTTCTTATCATTGAAGAAGGTTGCAGTCCAAGTATCAAAGGTGCGATCACCTGCGATCTTGACTGTTCTTCCACGGAAAGGAACTTCAATTACACCTAGGTTAGAACCTGGAAGTGCAGCAGACTTGCAAAGAATTGAAGTTAATTCAACACTGCCGTTATCAGTTTTACCACCAGCGCCAAGTGCGCTAGCGACAATATCATCGCCAGTAATATCAATAGCTGCTGAGAGAGCAGTTGGGAACTCAATATTGACATTGAACATATTGGGCTTTACGCCCTGTCCAATTACCGATAAAAAGTTACTTACGTTGTTAGATGCCATTTGTTAGTACCTCGTTTATTTTCTCTATTATTAATTATCAGCGACCTACTACTTCAGCAAAGGAGACGCCAGTCTTCGTTGCCGTTACAGTAACTGTGACATAATTGATAGAGCGGGTTGGTTTAACAAAAATTTCAGCAACAAACTCATTTCTATCAATGACTTCAGGAGTATTGTTTGTTTCATTACAAACAACTAGATAATCAGTAAGACCTCTACGTGCCTGAATCTCGCTCATGTAACTACCCAATGCACCAGCGAAAGATGCACGAGTAATTCCATCGTTCTGCTCAAAGAGCACGCCTTCTGCAAGTTGTCTTGCTCTTTTCTCAATATTGAGGAAGAGACGGCGAACATTGATTCTGTCAAATGCGGATGGAGAAGCAAGAGCTGTCTTGTCACCGAATAAAACAGGACCAGAACCAGGGAAAGAAACAACTGGATTGATTGCAGCAGTATAGAGATCATCTCTGGCTGCTTTGTTTGGGTTGAACGCTAACTTAACAACGTTCTGTAGTCCACCACGATTGGTTCCTGCAGGAGAAATCCAGTCATCGTTGATGGTAGAAGTGGAAACACAAATACCAGCGATATCACCATTACAACCGATGTAACGATACTTATCGTTAAAGCGGTCATAGACATACTTGACTCCGCTGTCCTTAACAACATAAGAACTAGAACCAATGCTCTCAAAGAAATCAATGGTGTTCTCTAGTTGTTGAGCTGCAGTTAGTGCAGAACCACCAGATGTTGCAACTTGTGCTCCATTCCATGGAGAAACAAATGCGATGCAATCTTTTCTTGCATTAGCAACTGCAGCAACAGCACCTGCCTTGCTCTTGGTATCTGCTTCAGATCCCATAGAACCACCCATTAGAACAAAATCAACAGTAGTTGATTCGGTATCTTGGAACTCGGTGTAAGCTGCTTGAATTTCTCCAGCAGTGTATGCATAATCATCAGCACCACCAGAAAGAGCACCACCTGCGGTAGGTAGGATTCTAGCTAGTTGCAGTGGAGAAGCAGCAGTAGCACCATAAGATGCAGATGTTGCACCAGGATCTTCACCAGCAGTTGTAATTTCAGATGAAGCTAGAGCAGCACCAGCATAAACATACTGGGAATACTCATTGGTATAATCCTTCCAATATGTGGAAGCACCTTCTGGTGACTTACCATCAGATAGCTTGGAAAGATATGCCATTCTTTCTACAACTGTGTTAGTTGCTTCATCAATAACTGCAACGTGTACCTCGTCAAACGACAACGAACGCTCAGTTGCGAAAGCAGACGTTCCAGGACGTGGAGCGATATTCTTGTAAGTTAAACCAGTGGTTCCAATTGCGGTTGCATTCCAATCAGAGTTGGAGAATGCGACAGCAGTATCTCCTGCAGCAGGAGTTGGAGCAGCACTTCCCTGAACAATTTTAACAACAGTTGTGCTTACAACTTCAATAACTTCGTGTGCAATTGAAGAATCGTCAGTGTATGTACCACCAACAGATAGTCCATGAGCAGCTGCGGTTGTGACAGTAAAATCAGCACCACGATCAATGATAACAACGCGAAGGTTGCTACCATCAGCACCTGCATCTCTTGCAAGGAACTTCTCGGAAGTTACTCCAGATTCAAAATCTTCTTTTGTTCCAACTAGAACTCCACTTCCAGATTCGGTAGCGTTTAAAACACCAGTTGCTGCACGGACAACAGCGAGTTGACCACCATAACGGAGAAACTCAGATGCTACCAACCAATCTGCTGCATTAGCCTCAGATGGTGCGCCGAAAGTATTAATAAGTTCTCTTTCGGATCCAATGTTTACAATTTTGCCTACGGGTCCCTTGGTGAATGTAGAAGCGATTGCACCGCGAAGTGCAGATACTCCAGTCAAAACACCAGTGGATAAATCACGTTCTCTAATAATAACACCAGGCGAGACTTGACTTGCCATGTTTTTTTACCTCTTAGATATCAAATTTATCTAAAAGTATTTAGAATTTCCTATGTCTCAAGAGGGGAAACAATGCATGAACAACCTACCAGTCTGGATACTCGTAATCTGACAGTGGTCTTTTTGCCTTCCTACTATTTAGAATTCTCTTGACTGTACAATCCTTACATTCGTATGAATATGCTGACGGTAATCCTCTTTTAGATTTCCTAGTCATATAGAAATCTTCAATCAGGCTCTTATTTTTATTGCATGATCTACATTTTCTTTCTTTAAAAAGAAGGTGTTCTAGACTGAACTGATCCCCAATATCCATTAGTAATTCCACATGTATCCAACTTGTTCTTGTTTGTCTCCATATGCCCACAGATCTCCGTCAGCGTCCATGAAGGTATCATCACCCATGCCATCATCAATAAAACCAAAGGGAGCCATATCTTGCTCAATTTGATTACGTTGTTCATCATAAATTCTCCTTCTAATATCTTGGTCGGTCATTTCTTTGAAATATTCTTGCATGACTAACCATGCAAACAATACCATACACATAACAAGGTCATCGTGATATCCCTCGTCTGCTTCCCACGCTTGTTTTTTCTGTACAAACGTAGTAAGTTCTTGGAAGATTTGGAAGTCATTAAATAACAACTTGTCTTCTTCAATAATAGCTTTGAGATTAGAGCAACCGATCTTCTTAACGGTTACACTCATCTTGACACCTAGTTGAGTTTTTGATCCTGAGAACCCCTGCCCAACAACTTGACCAGCTCTACCACGCATCGCACACATAAGTACGTTAGGATATTCAAGATCATAATTGAGAGTAGCAGCAATAGAATCGCCAATATCGTTTACTTCTACCAAAACGTATGGGTTATTATATTCTTTACAGACTTGAAAAATTACCGAGGGAAACAAAATAGGTTTAATCTCATTATTTCTGTACTTCGCAACGATTTGATACGGCATCGTGGTGATATCAAACACGAGGAAAGCACTATAGTCGCCACCAATTCCTCTGGCAACATCAACAGTAATAATATATTCGTGATCTTTTTCTGCTCTCTTATAAACGTCAAGTCCTGCATTGCTCGCAATAGGATCGTGGAATGGTATAGTTTGTAATTTTGATGGGCTGATTAAAGTATCAGCAGACCCAAGGAAGTCGCACTCAAACTCTTGTGCAAACTGTCTTGGAGATGTGTTCTTAATTGTCTCTTCTTTCCACTTGGAGTCCCTTCCAGGGACCTGTGACCAGTGTACTTCGTTTGTAGTGTAATCATTTCTACCCCTACTGGCATCCTCCCACATCTTGTAGAAGTGATTCATGCCGTTAGGCGTGGAGATAATAATTACTTTCGTTGATTTACCAGAAGTAATAGTAGGATAAACAGAGGCAAAGAATTGCTCTGCAACATGGTTTGGAACGAATGCGAATTCGTCAAGGAAGAGGATGTTAAACGACATGCCTCGGACAGCACTCGCAGATGTAGAAGCTGCCAATATCTTACTGCCATTTTCTAACTCAACATTACCTTTGTTCCATACAAGAATACCATGCTGCATCCACTTTGGTAGATTCTCGTAAGCAAGTTGTAATCTTCCTAGCAGTTCCCTAGCGGTAGATGCCTTGTTTGCAAGAATACCAATATTAACACTATCGTAAAAGATTGCATAATAAAGAAGATAAGCGACAACAGTAGTAGACTTTCCTGTTTGTCTTGGGAGCTTTGCGATGTTGAATCTGTTTTCATGAAAATCAGTCAAAATCTTTTTTTGAAAATCATACATCTCAAAAGGCACCAAACCTTCATCAAGAGAAATGATTTTGATATAGTTCATAGCAAAGTAGATGGGATCATTCTTACACTTGATCCACTCATCAATTTGCTTTTTTGTAAACTGTATTGGGGTCCCCGCTTTTTTCAGGTTGGGATTACCCAAATATACATCATTACTTGCCACGACAAAATATTAGTTCACCACTAATATTTAGAGATCTCCAAATTTATCATTCAGTTCATTGATTGAATCTTTTTTTCCTTTGATCATACCATCAATATATCCTGCACGATATTCCCAAGTCTGTCCACCATCTTTTCCTTTTACAGGATTGATACAAGTGTCATCACCTAGTTTATTACAAACCAAACCAGCAAGATCTAGTTCACTTCTATCGTATGATGCGGCTGTGCCACTAAAAACATGCTTGCCGTTAATCCAAATAGCACCACATTTAGGACATTCTTTTCTCTCAAGTTTGAGATCCGACAGTTCCTTATCGTTGGTCATCTTTTAATTCCTTTATTAGTTTGTTGTAGTCAGGTAAATCCTTTATTAGTTGTTGTTCTAATTTACGTCTCATCATAAACATTCTAAATTTAACCCACTGATATCTGATCACAAGATCCGCATAAGCAAATAAGCGAATAGTTTCTTCCATACCTGCATATGCTACAAGTAAAACGAAACCAGTGAGTAATACATAGAGTCCAAGCATTTTATTACACTCTGCTACAAAGTATTATACGACTATGTAGAGAAAAATGGTGTAACAATTGTTTACGAATTATGTATTTTCGGAAAACGAATAGTCTGCAATCATTGCAAACAGGCGTGTCTTGAGGGATTTGAGATATTCTTGTTCTTCTGCTGGTCTTCTAGGAGAACCTGGCCATGTTTCTATTGCATAACATACATGACTGTATAACATTCGTACCTCATCAATACAAACATACACTTGAAAATCGTATTCCTCTGGTGATGGTTCAGAGAAGGGTTCCATGTGCCCTACGAATCTCTCTTAGTTTTTCAAGGTTCATATCTTTAGTACCACCATCATAGGCATGAGCATAACCTTCTGTAATCATCTGCTCATTCAACGATACTTCTGCATCTCCAATATATAACCAGCCAAGAAGGCGACCGTACTTACCCATGCCGCCAACCAATTCAGTTCTGACAGAGAGTTCATCGTCACCAGCAATTGCTCCTTCTAGTTTTTCTTTCATCCAGTTGGTAGCATCTAGTCCCAGAGCTTTCTCCTCAAGGTTTCTAGTTCTTTTCTCTGGCGTATCAACTCCAGCAACTCTAACTCTTTCTTTCTTGTATAAATCAAACCCGAGGTCAATAGTGACATCAATAGTATCACCATCAAGGACACGGTTGATCTCCGTCACTCGGAAGTTGTAGCAGCTCTTCCTGCTTGGTGGTGTCATTGCTCCCATGTTCTAACTCTGCAAATGCTTGTCTTAATATGTATATGACTACAAACAATGCACCTGCAACTGCAAGTATCACACAGATAATTACTGACCACACAGGATCATTGGCATTATCTAGTGGTCTCAATAGTAAATTCATTTCTTAACTGACCAAGTAATTTCCATTCCTACAGTAAGTAGGATAATAAATCCAAATACAAATATTCCACTAATCATGTTTCCTCGCAAAAGGTTCCCAATGTTGCCAACCGTAATTATGAACTGCCCACATACCAATAATGGGGACGAAGACCAGGCACCATGCCATTAGCCCACATCCCCAAGGATTGTTTAATACTGTTCCGCAAAACCTAGCAAATTGTAACATCATCATTCAAAAATAGATAGGATGAATAGAAATAATCCAAAGAGGCAAACTACACCTGTTATAAAAAATGGAAAGTATTCAACTTGGGTAAGCATGACCTAACCCCCAGACAATAAAAACTACAATTAAAGGAAGTAAAATTGATGCAGAAAAGGTTGTGTGTTTCATTGATTTCTATTTTTCCAAAGTTCTAGAAAGTAACGATCAACTTTATATAAATCACCTTGAGGTGGTTGATCTTCAATTTGAGACCATTCATTGCATAATGATCTCATTTCAAAAGTAATATGATTTGGACGAAACATTCTACCAAATGCAGACATGGCAAACGCATACCGCATTCTAATGCGCTGTTCCATTTCCTGAGTAGGCGTCGGTTTCATAATAGTTATTCTCACCCTTTCTGTACCCGAAATATGCGGTGGCACATATGAATGGTAGTGATCCGAAAAGTAGGACATTAGCTAACGTCATTGATTTTGTCCTCGTAGATTTTAATTAACTCAATTGCTTGTTTTCTATCACTACCACAAGGAGCATTTTTTAGACACCTAAGAATTAATTCATCATCACTGATAGAGGGTTTGATAGTAAACCCCCATCTATCAACTTCACCTTCTACAGGTGCTTCACATGGATCAAATTCGTGTGGCATTACCTGGTGATAGCGATTGGAAAATTTTGGAACAAGCATCAACAGCATATGGTGCTCCATATACTCCAGAGAAAATATATGAGATGCCTAACTTAGAGCAGTACTTCTCAAGTTCCTGACATTTTGTTATGTCAGTATTACTATAATCAATGATAATATCACCCTCTTCAAGTAAAGGTAGTAGCTCATCAAGTGTATCTTCTACCTTTACTTCTGGAAGTGTGATCTGAAAGATACCAGGAATTCTACCAGCACTAGTATATTTCTTGCGGTCAGATTTAACTGCTTGAACAAGATACTCCAGTGAGGTCACACATCCACTAATATATCCTGCTTCATATTGTCCACAGGCATTCTCATAGCTACTGCTACTATATCCCCAAACTTCAATTCCCTTTTCAATCATACGGCGGGACATACCTTCACCAGTACGACCCAAACCAATCATTCCAACTTTCATTTAATTAACTCAATTTACGTGTACAACGCCAGTCATACCTGCGCCCTGGTGAGGACCACAGAAGAAGTTGTAGTCTCCTACATCAGCAAACACAACGTCTTGTGATTCTCCTGGAGCAAACAGTAATGCTTCTCTAGAAAGATCTGGACGTGCCTCAACAATAATATTATGAGGAGGTAGTGATTCATTGATGAAGTGAACTGTGTCTCCTGCAGAGATTGTGATCTCATTCGGGGAGAATGCTAGGTTGCCATTAGCACCCATTGATACATCTACTGCCCACACTGGAGCAGCAAAAAATAACACAACCAGAAACGTGATTAAAGCTTTCATTTTGATACAGAATATTGTTCTTTGTAAGTATTGAGTTTATTGATTAGATCGTTATACTCGTCCCACATCCATTCAGAACCTGTCCTCTCTTGATAGAGACGGCAAGCTGTGATCAGACGTGTGATGTCGCTGTCGTTTAAACGCATTGTCATATCAGAACTCATAATATAATTATAGATCGTGTAAGTAAAATTGCTCTATTTTAACATACTTTTAACAAGTGTGTCAGCAATTCCACTTACGTAGTGATTTATTGATTCTGCTGTCCTTATCGTTAGCAGTTTTCTTACTAGTCAACTTCTTTTTCATGCCGCTCATTCTAGCGCAGAAGGATGCCCGCCTGGGATTTCCAACCTTCTTGCTTGGTGCCTTAAGGTCAGATCCTGGATTTTCCTTTTCATAAGATCTTCGTCCCTTTTCATTGAGACCTCCTTCCTTGTTTTTGCCTGCTTTTTTTGTCCAGGCTGCTTCTGTGGTGAGTTCAAAACTTTCTTTGGCAGTCCTCGCCGCCTTTTGAAAAGCATCCTTAGCGGGGTAGTCCTTACTACCTTTCTTCGCTGGTGCTTCTCCTCGTTTTCGCTTTGCGTGGATATTTGCGTAGAGACCGCGCTTTGCTTCACAGAGTTCTTTTAGTTCCTTATAATCTCTCATGATCAACCGACGAGGGTTTACGAGATTATTTAGCGTTTACCCCCACTCATATCTTTGAGCATCTTCTGAAGCTCTGCTGTAGATCCTACAAACATAGCATTGTTGGTAACCTTGGATGGACCTTTCTTATCCTCGTCAAGATCCTTCATCTTCTTATGAAGATCAGCAAGTTTGTCTGTCATGTCTGCAACGTGCTTCATTGCCGCTACAGCGACTTCATACGCTCTAGGGTGCCCTGACTCCTGAGCGACCTCTAACGCCCCGTTGACCGCCTCCTGACCCTTGTCTATGAGGGAGTACAATTCAGTACGTGTATATCTGTAATCTTTTTCACGATCTTCAGCATCAACCTTAGGTGGTTGTGGTTTAGATGGTTTGGATTCCTCAACAGGTTCAGCACTAATATTGAGGATTTCCTCCATATTGTCTTCTAGGTTACTCATAAGAATTGAATCCCTTCATTAAATCCAAAGTCATCACCAGCATCTAATAAAGCATCATCGTTAACGTCAATGACTCCATCAGTATTGATATCTGTAGTTGCTTTGGGTGTATATGTTCTTGTAATTGTTCTACGATTAACTGCTTTATCGCCAAGCGTTTCATGAATAATTGCTTTCTTGATAACGTCAGAAGTGTTATATGGACCGTAGAGATAAGTCTTGACGGTAAAGTTTAAAGTGTAGATGATATATCTACGCTCATAAAAACTATCATCCCATTGATCTTCGTAGCTTACATTGTTTAAAACAATAGCAATATCGCGTTTCTCATTCATATCAGGTATCATATTAAGAGCGATACTGAAAGATGGTTGGAAGTAGGGTAAAATTTGTTCAGTAATTTGCAATGCATCGTCCTGAGACTTAGCCATAACTCCTAGTTCAAAATTTAAATTATAAGGAACAGGAACATATTGCACTCTAACTTCACCACCATTACTATCAATGATAGTTCTGTATTTTTGAATAGGTGATGTTTTACGACTAGGATCATACTCAATTCCAGTCATCTCAAAATAGAGACGTGGTAAAGTAATCGCTACTTTACTGTTAGATTGATTTTCTTCTAACCTAACAATAAATTTTTGTTTGGGACCATAAGCCAATGGTACTTTTAATTCTTCTAGAACAGTTCCATCAGTAGGATCGGTACTCTTCAATGTAATATTATTGAAGAGTGTACCAAAGGCTACGATGTTCTTACGAACAATCTGATTATAAAAATGTGACCCTAACATTAGATACTACCTGTAAAATTACCGAACTCGCCAAATGGATTTCCTTCTGTCCAATCTACGATATTGTCAGCATCATTTTCAATCGCTCTGTTTTGATCGTAGTTGCTGTTGACATTATTTAGAGTGTCAAATGTCTCTGGACTCCACTTAGAACCTGAGGTTAGACCTGTTACTACCTCATCAGTTGTAAAGGTTCCTGTTCTGTTGATGACTGAGAGAGCTCTGGTTGCGCTATCCCAAGACTTGACTTCTGCTCTGTTATCTTTGGGTGAGTAATCAATTGTGATAGTAGGCGCAGAACTATAACCGCTCCCACCACTGGTGATAGCAATGCCGTTAACAATGCCAGTAGAGCTAACCGTTGCAGTAGCTGTTGCACCTGTACCACCTCCTCCTGTAATAGTTACTGATGGTGGTGTTCCCTGTTTGTAATGAGATCCACCGTCTGTAATGGTAATTGTATTTACTTCATTTGCACTAATATCAGTTACGATTGCCTTTGCTAAGAACTCATCTCCAACAACTTCCTCGCCTACAATAAAGTCACCAGTTCCGCCAGGATCCATGAATAGTTTGATTGCATTGTCAAAGAGCTGTTCTATTGTATCAATCTCAGCAACACCAGTATCAAAGTCATCACTACCAACCTCATAGATCTCAGCAGTGATAGCATAGAATTGGATCTTGCCAAACTGGAAGAATGGTTCTTCCTTACCAACAAACTTAATCTCGTAGATATCTTTTGTTAACGGGAAGTACAGTAAGTCTCCCTCGTTAGGTCTACTAGTAACAGTTAGATTGGGATTATGATCTGCCACTTCCTCATCCCAACGTCTTGTAGACACACGGAAGATAACTTCATCTGTAATTCTTAAACCGAACTTAGAGATAAACTCTGCATTGTCACCAAAACCTGTGACATTCTGTAGTAACATTTCAATCTGAAATTGTTCCTGATACTTTGTGTATCGGACTTCATCCAGAGTGCTGTCTTGCAGAACTATCTTGGGGATATAGTAAATATCTGTACCAAACAGTTTGATTTGCTCATCCACAAGATCCTGAACGAGACCTTGTTCGCCACTGTGACCTGCGTAGTAAGTTGGAAAGTAGGGACTTGTAGGCATTTTATCCGATCATATCCATAGGTGGAATTGCATACTTACTGAGAATTTCCGATTCAAGTTTTTCAATCTCTGCAAGTGCGTCTGTGTAGATTTCTCTACCGTTGAGTGTAATACCGCCAGGGAGCTGTACGTTATTATATTTAATCAAGTTCTGACCCCATTGCCTCTTCAGGAGAGCAGTAGCATACTTCTTAACAAACAAATCATTATACATCTCAGTAGCATCATTGGGGTCAATCATGCGATGACATTCAATGAGGATATTAGATTCTTTCTTTAAAAAATCTTTATCTAAATCCATATAAAGACGATCACGACGTGCTGTAAATCTAAACTGTTGGAAACTTCCATTGTTTAGAACCATATCTAGAGTTTCTAGATATTGCTTGGTCATATAATAGTTGAGGATATCAAGTGATCCAAATGCATATAGATCATTCAAGAACATTTGATACTCAACGCCAAATAAATTTGAACGGATTGAGTTACTAACAAGACCAAATACTTTACTAATACCAGTTACATGGGATGGTATAGGTATGTAATTTGTTGTCTCTTTCCAAATTGAAGTATCAGATCCATCTGTTTTAGTTGTGGATACACTAGCTGCAAACCTAGTTTTATCGTCTTCGGTTAATTCGTGATATAAAAAAGCACGCTCCATACCGTTGTAACAGTTCTCTTGAAAGAACTGAAAGGTATCATCAATAACGTTATTTACCTGCTCGTCGTCAACGTTTACTTGTAGGACAGGCTCACCTAACTGTCTCTTACAATAAGTGATAAGATCAGATCTAGAGTTTGGAGACGCCATTACACACAAAAATCCCTTCTTACCTATTTAGGAAGAAGGGATCTGGGAGTTATTCTTCTGTGGTTTCTACCGCTGGTGCTTCTTCTTCCTCAGGTTTGTCTTCTAGAAGACCTAGAGTTTCTAGACCTCCTTCTAATTTAATTTTATATTCTTTTGCTTTAACTAGATTTGTTTCTAGTTCAGCAATTTGCTTTTCGGTTGTAGCAATTTGCTCTTCAAAGTTTTTCTTAAGTTGTGCGGGATCCATAGTTATCACAAAAATACTGTGTGTACTATTTATCTTACAAACATGTAGTTCATTCTTTTTCCTGGTCTTCTAGTGGAGTTGTCAATAGGAGTTCCACAACAAGTTCCAATGGTGGAGTTAGTCCCAAAACCATATGTTTGCTGTGATCCATCTTTAGAATACCAACCCCATTGCATTGCTGGTGAATTGTGACCAGTCAAGCTTCCTGTTTGATTTGTTCCAGAACAATAAACACTGCCTTCTCTTGCACAACATGAGAACATATGATTACCATCAAGTGTATCTTGACGGAGAACTCTACCAGAGGTATCAGTACTAGATGTTACGTTTGATGCATTTGTCATGATAAAGCTTGTTGATGGACTTGTAGCATCAGTACCAAGAGCATAAAAGTTACCACCTCCATATGTAGCAATGTCACTACTACTTTGGTAGTCTTGGTATGTAGATGAAGTAGATCCACCAGAGTTTGTAATGTTTGCTCCCTGAGTATTCCAAAGTCTATCTGGTTCATCAGTGCAATTTTTATGAAACTGTGTAAACATTGGCGAGTGACTCAATGTCGTAGATGACCCAGCACCAACACTAGATGAAACAGTATTGTCATTATTGAATGCAGATCCAGTGTATTCTTGTCTGCTTACATTACTAACTCCATCTGTGCAAGAGTGCATCATCCATCTACCACCAAAAGATCCATCCCCAAGTGCTTTATTAATACGGATAATGTCTCTTATGTTAAGACACTCATAAAGATACCCATTTGGAGAAAGAGTATTTAATCCAGTATTATTTGTATAAGTTACACCACCAGAAGCTTGCAATCCATAATTGGCTGAAGTTGCTTGGTTAAAATCATATTTAATACCAAGTGTCCATCCACCACCTTGTGTGGTCATGTCACACCATACTTGAAATGGTGATGCTGAAGTATTTTGTCCAGAGATTGCTGCAGGATTTAACCAGAGAGGACCCTCTAATGCCTGAACATCTGCCTGAGTACCACCACCAGCAGTAATGTCAATCAGAATTGAAAGAGCACTTCCTGCTGCTTTATCTGGAGAACTTCCATCTAGCACACTAGATGTTGCCTTGATAGTATTCCATTCTGTTCCATCCCAAATGGCAAGAAGTTTTTGAGATGTATCATAGATCATAAGTCCAGCATCTGAAGAAGTTAAGTTTGTTGGATACTGATTCTCTCCAGCAAATCCAGCAAATTGAATACCTATAGTAGAACTGACTCTACCTACTTGTATTTGTCCTGTATTTAACTGACTCATATTACTCCGCTTCGTGGGATGATGTTACTCTGTAAGAGTATTTATCGTTTCCTACAAGAGATGGCATAAAGTTCATGGATATACTAATTCTATAATCTAATTCATTTCTCTGATATCCATGACTGAGATTTGATTGCCAAAGAAGAAGTTCACCTTCATTGGGATAAACCAGAACATCTGAATTATATTTTCCTGGATTTGATGTATCTTGTTCTAATGTAATAGCTGGACATGGTGAGTGTGTTGAATTATCGCTATGTCTAAACATTAATGGTGCATGACCATCTTTAAAATTTAAGTAATATGTTCCTGAAATATATGAATTGGTGTGATAATGTGGATATTGATTTCCACCTTCATTACATATATTCAACCAACTATCAGTCACTATCATTTTCTCTTGTAAAACATAACCAATAGATCTTACAAATTCAGAGCACTGCACTTCCAACCATTCTCTAAATGATTCTAATCCATCTCTATGCAAAAAAGATTTGCCACTTTGATTATCTAAGTGAAAAAGTTTTTCTGACATACCATTAGTTTCTAATGGTTTATCCTCTATCATTGGGATAACAATTTTCTTGAGAGACATATGATCTTCATACATCTCTCTGCATACCGCACTGGGAAAGATATCAAATAGTTCCATTATTTTTTTAATACAAATACAGCAATTCCATTCCACCATGAAGACGAATCTTCTATTTCATCTGTTAACAAGATTCTTTCATATAAAATTGTAAGATTATTTTTCTCAATAAAAGCTTTAGAAGATTCTACCACGTCTTTAAAATTTGCATCGTCAATAACTAGCACAAACTCATCATCAGTGTACTTTAGAATGTGTTCTAAACATTGTGTTTGTGTCACAGCATCATGCTCACCATCATAGAAAATAGTATTGACATTTTTGTTAAAATTAATTTCACTAGTTTCTCTAATATCACCTTCCAGTACAACAACATCACTATTGTCTGTCCAGATATTTTTAACATTAGTTATAAAAGTATCAATAGATCCTTCATCTCCTCTCCATGGAATGTCATCTCTATGTGGTCTAATGTTCTTATCTTTCCAATGATCTGATGCATATGCTATTACATCGTTACCTTGAATAGCAGCACAGAATGTACTTCCATTGTAGACACCAACTTCTAAGTATTTTGTATCTTCATATGAACAAAGATTATTCAAGAAATGTTTTACTGTATCAGAAGATAGTCCTTGTATGTCATGATTATATTTTGACTCCTTCTTTGTAGCATTATCAATAGATGTTAAACATTTATCAATTAAATGATGAAGTTCTCTGTCTTGCTTTCTGATGTGTGCATCAACAACAGACTCACAATAGTTACATTCCCAACAATCAAACTTACAAGTTTTGATTTTTTCTCTCCAGACATCAATAGGTTTATCTTTAATGTCTAGGTTTTTTGTGTATGGATCTAGTTGTGGAAATAGAATACTTTCATTATTATTCCACTTATCAATGATATCCATACTTTCATTAAGACGCATCATACTTTCACGTCCATGCATCTTGAATACATCAATTCCAAGATCAATAAATTCTTCCCAATCTTCACGCCATGGAGGAAGATTAGCCATCTTCAATGATGCAGAAGAGTCTTTATATTCCCACGTAGAACAAGAAACTCTGCTGATAGTATCGTTAAAATACTGTGGTCCATTTCCAGACCTAGTGGAATTAAATTGATAGTGCTCTGGCATGATGGGACAACCACCCCAACATCCTTCGTTTGCAAGCAGAGAAATCTTTACTGGTTTACCGATTGACTCACAATAATCTTTAGCATCTTTGATTCTCTTTATAGCATCATGATCACGCATCAAATCTCTGTCTAGATTAATGTAATGAAATCCTGCTTTAGCTGCACTAACAACTTCATTTGCTCTAGTAACTTCTCGTAAAATTGTGTTCTTTATAAACAACTCAGGAAATTCTTTTTGAATCTGTCCTGTAGATACCCATGTAGTATGAGGCAGAGTTACAATACGAATACCTTTATCATATAATGGTTTGAAATTTTCAATCCAGATATTTAAATTTTTTTGATCTGGTCTTACCCACATATTATTAAATGTGGCAGACAGAGGAATACCAGACTGTTCAGAAATCCATAGAGCATTGATAGTAGTTCCTCTTACTGGATCGTTCTCAAAAATATCACCCATCGCATCCTGACCAAAAGGAGGAATACGACAGGTGAAATACAAGTCATAAATTAAATTCTTATTTCTTTTTAAGAATGGAACAAATACATTTTTTGTAAACGTTGAATCTCCTTTTGGATTAATCGGAAGACTGAAGATATCTTTCATTAATTTCATCAAGTAGGGGTACGTTCAAAGTTTTTTCAACACCATGGAATGTTGGAATATCAATGTCAGGAGATTCTGCATACGCTTTAAATTGTTTTTCAGTTCTGCCTTGAATCTTGTCAATAGAAACTTTAAGTAAACAAGAATACTGAGAAGCAACATCAATAGTTGCAATCTGATCTTCTTTCTTCATCATAGCAATGGAATCCATGTTTCCAATACCAATGCGTCCGTTTGCAACAATATCTAGAGCTGCTTGTTTTCCTAGTCTAGCAATCCAATACTTTCTTTCTGCTTCTTCATTCCATTCAGATGCTTCTTCTAATTTGTCTTGTGACTCTACATGTTTTTGAACATATTCAACAAACACATTGATTTCATAATTTGATTGTGCTTTTCTTCTTGACCACATCTCCATATCTAGAGTTGCGTCATCAAATTCAATTTGTGCTTCATCAATACAAAATAGATCACCATCTACCTTAGCATCATCTAAATCTTTTTTTGCTTTCTTTAGTCTTAAAGCACCACGCCTTTCATCAATAAGCATCTTCTCATGTTGATGAGATCTATTTTCAATCTCAAGCAATACTTGTTTTAGTTGTCTATCACCAGTAACATGAGAACTTACAACATAATTTTCAATTTGATTTTTTGACATGCCGATAGCAACTTTCTTGGCATGTGTAAAAATTTCTTCGTTTGTAAGCATAATGAAATCAACTGCTAATTAAAATTTAAATCCAGGGACTACAGATTTTCTTGTTACGCCACTTTCGTTTGTCTCAGTTCTACCTTCATCAAACGCTTGCTGTTGAGGCATTGGTATGCCCATGTAATCCTCATATAACCTATTTAGTTGTCTTACAGTAGTGCAATTATTGAACTCTGTTTTCAACTTTATCATCTTAGTATAAAGATCTTTTACACTAGAATCATAATATGATTTCTTCAGTTTAATATTTTTAATATATGCTTCTGCGTTAATACCTTTTGCTTCAGCAATTTCAGTAATAAAAGAATATCTTTCTGCGTTTAATTCATCAACAAAATATTCCCAACACTTTCTTTCAATGTCACTAACGCTAGAATCAAGTGCTAGATATCTTTCATTGTAAATATCTTCAATAATTGCCTTAGCAGCAATTTTCATTGCTTTGAGAATTACATCGTATCTTTTTTTAGTTACTGGAATTTCTACTTTAGAACCAATAGTAGTATACTGTTTATATTGATTTTCATCAAAAGTTTCGTTCTCTGTTAAATCAACAGCAGAAACTTTAATTGACTGTCTAACGTCACCAAAACTTCTAAATCCAAAGATAGCAATATCTTTAGTTAGTTCAGTTGGATTGTTTAAACAACAGATACCACGAATGTCCATATCATCTAAACTGAATATAGCCCAGTCTAAAATAGTGGCAATTGGTTTGTATGATACTAGACTTGCAACGTCTGGATTTTTGCAGATAAAATACTTCATTTTTTTATACTCCTGTATATCCAGTTGCTAGTGTACCATATTCCATGGCAGCACCAGAAGCGGTGCCACCAGGTCCTTGACGATTAAGTGAACTTTGAAAACTAAATGTATGGGTGGAATATGTGAAATATCCACCAGTGTTATTCTGAGCACCGTTATACATTCCATTCATAAATCCATAATCCAATCCTGTATGAAATGTTTCTTCTCCTGTAGCACCTGGCTTACTTACAGATGCTTGATTTGATCCTGTTTTAGTATCTCTTCTTTGCATAGCAGCATTGGTCTGATAACCACCTGCAGTATTCCAGTAAGAAAATCCTCTTCTGGAACTCATGGTTTTATTTGTTCCATCTGTTCCAGGTGAAGATCCCCAAGAAGACCAACTTTCAGTTTCCCATGAGAATAAGTATGCATTACCACCTTGCTTATACATACCATTTTCTTCACCATAACCACAAGCAGGGTTGTTTCCACCAGAACCGCCAGAACCTCCAATGGTTGAAACGGCATCTGTTACTAAATCAAATTTATCTGGACTATCATTATTATTTCCACAAACATATGCATACCTAAAGTCTCTCTTCATAATAGAAGTTCTGTTTCTACTGGTAGCCATTGTTGTACTAGCACCAGTATTTGACTCTGTTGCCATACTGAATGTAGAAACATAGTTACTGTCTGTATTCCAATTATTACCAGTACAGTAAATATATGCTTTCATTGCACTGTTTTGAGCACCAGCAGTGTAAGCATCTGACCGATCAATAAGATCTCCTAGGTTTGAAATTGAGAAAGTTGAATGTTGGCAACGGTTTACATTCCTCCAAGCATTGCCACTTTGATATCCTGCAGCAGGATAACCTCTAGTAATTGCAAATCCTTCAGCAAAATCAACGATGATTTCCCAGTATGCATTAGTACCATCAGATTTTAAAGTAGCACCAACGGTAGCTCCTTCACCACTTGCAATTTGGTCTGGCAGTGCAGCAAAAGGTTGCCCGTTTTGCAATAGGTTTCCGCCAATATCAACGTTTCCGCCAAAACTAATAGATCCATCATTGTTGACGGTTGCGTTAACAATCGCACCACCAGCAGTTGATTTTATTCTATCTACCCTAATCTCAGATGCCATGGGAGTTATTTATTGATTATTTATCGTAAAATTTCAGGTAAGTAATCCATCATCTCAATTTCATCAGAAACAATATCAGTATTTTGAAATTGAGTGACATCTCTTAAACGCTGTCTTTGCTGTGCTAAACTTTTCAACTCAGCAACTTCAGGTCTATCATTTTGTAAAGAAGCAAAGTAATTTTCCAATGCTATAAAAAATTCAATGTCAGTTTTTTCTAGTTTCTTATTTCTAATCTCTCTCCATTTGGGAAGATTATTCTGAAGAACTTGGAGCTTGTTAGTTTCTAGGCATCTCTGCCTGTCTTGTGACATTTCCATGGTTATAGATTATGTACGCCAGCGTAAGTTGTATAATTTTGATTGATTTCACTAACACTCAACTCTCTATTGTAGATTCTGTATTGAGAACAGTATCCTTTGAATTGCATGTTATCACTCCTATCATGACCATTGAATAACTGTCCAGTATTTGTTGGATTGGTGGTCGTAACATTAGTTGGAATGTTTGTTTTAGTTTGGATAACAGATCCATTCTTATACAGCGTTGCTCTACCTTGGGTTGTATTCCAAGCAAGTACCCAGTGGAACCATTGGTTCAATGGATAAAAACTTTGGATACCACTAAAGCTCATATCATTGCAGCAAGTAGAAGCATTGCCCCACCTTGCATAGTGGTTTGAGGATCCATTCCAAGTTCCCCACCAGAACCAGTTGGAGTTATTGGTATAAGTGTCACCGTCTGAATTATTAAACCAGCCAAGACCGCCAGTATAATCTCCCGTTGGACGAATCCACATCTCAATAGTTGCAACTTGTTTGTTCCAACCATTGTTCATAGGAACATTGATTCCAGGACTGCTAGTTCTATTACTATTATTATAAATGCAGTTCAACGAAGTAGAAGATTCTACTTGCATAGTCCAATCAGAACTTCTGTTTTGGATGTTAACATCACCCATAGTGCTACTGTGATCAGTAACAATATTTCCAGTTACTCCACCCTGTCTATTTGGATCTAACCAAAGAACAAGACCTTGAGTAACTCCGTCTACATAAGATGTTTCTCCAACACCTAACCATTCAGATCCACTCCAATACTCAATTTTTAGAAATCCATCTTCAGAATTATAACCAACATTTCCTATAGCAGGAGCTGCTGGTCGTGTAGAAGATGTCCAAACTGGAATCACTAATTCTCCTACAGTAATTTTATCAGCAACTTCTAAGTTATTACCAGTTGGAATGCTAATTGTGTTGTTGTAGGAAGCAAGTCCTAAAATGTCTTTTACTGTTAAACTACTCATTATACGATACTCCAGGAAGCTCCATCAGAAATAACAATTGTCTTATTGTTATTTATAGTAACTGGTCCAGCGGTCACACAATTGGTTGCTTGTGGGATAGTGACATCTTCATCAATAGTATTTCTGTTTGCCTTGAAAATGCCGTATGTGTCAAGCCATTGAGAATCTCCATTTGCCTTCACTGTTTCGGTAACTTCAATGCTACCTTGTACTTCTAGTGCTTCATCTGGATTTTTAGCAGAAGCGAATCCAACACCAACTTTAGATGCTCTGTAAATGTCAGCGCCATTAGGAGCTTCAGTCCATCTAGAAGTAACAAACTCTTGGTTATTCTGGAAGAGAGTGCCATTGAAATTAACATCACCTTCAATATTGAGTTTGTAATTTCTAACTGTATTGTTTGAAGCATCTGTACCAGAAGTCGCTGATGTGTTAATAGAAACAGCGTTCACGTCTCCTCTAATGCTAAATGCAGGAGTTGTGTTCCAAGACTGACCACCACCAGCAGTAGATGCTTGAATAGTAAACAGATTGTTTGCTATTAATTGGTTACCAACTCTAAAGTTTCTCTGGTTAGAAGAACCAAGGAAGTTAATTGGAGCACCGCTGTTGTTAGAAGCATTATCAATCGTTAGACCATCACGAATTCTTGCATTTCCTGTAACGTCAAGAGCAAATGTTGGATTATCATTATTAATACCAATTCTTCTAGAAGCAATAATGTCTCCAGCAACCTTGAAAGCAAGAATAGTTTCTGTGCCTTCAACAAAGAAGGCTTCGTCATAATATCCTCCTGGTGTACTTGTGTCAGAATGATTATATCTAATAGTACCTTGCTGTGAATAATTATCAGATTGCTGATCGCTAAATCTAATTCTTGCACCTAGAGTAGGAGCATTGCTAGCAGTGTGGATTAGGAGTCCACTATCTGCCTTAAGATGCAGAGCAGCCAGTGGATTAGTGCCTACGTTAATACCAACTTCATTAGCAGAAGCATCAACAAATAGAACACCCGAATCAACATTTAGGTCATCGGTTAACGTTGTAGTTCCAGTAACACCAACACTACCAGAGACTGTTAAATTAGAACCAGCACCAGCAAGAGCAAGCGATCCAGTCATGGTATCGCCAGTTTTCAAAACGTTGAGTGATGCAGCACCAGTTAAGGTTGCAGTAATTGTTCCAGCAGCAAAATTGCCAGAAGAATCACGTTGAACACCATAGTCCGAAATGTTAGTAGAGCTAAACTGAATATTACCAGTGTTCCAAATTGTCTGACCATTAATAGTAAATGCATCAGCATTTGCTACACTAGCATTTAAACTACCAGAACCAGCAGTAGCATTACCGCCAGTTGCCTGTAACCTTACAGTATAGTGATCATCTGCATTAACTCCAGGAACAACCTGAGATGATCTGAACAATAATGCAGGAGTCGTGGACGTTCCATCAACTCTACCAACCTTGATGAGACCAACACCACCATCATTTTCTAGCTTAGCAACATCTACAGTGTTGCCATCTTCTAGTGTAAAATCGTCAAATGGTAATCTGTTGGTAGCAGTACCAGCGGTGAGAGCACCAGTAAAGTTACCAGAAGTAAGTCTACCAATTAGAACGGTGAAGTCGTTAAAGTTATCTGCAGTATCATCATTGACACTAACCGAGTCAATAACAAAATCTGCAACTGCCTGAGCATTAGCATTATAGAGTTTGATTGGGTTACCAGGAGTATAAACACCAGTAGGGGACGTATCTAGAATTACACCAGAGAAGTAAATTCTAAATTTAGGATCACCAAGAAATCCTTTTACTGTTACTTGATCTCTGAAGTTAGTTGCACTAACAAATCTAGGAAGTCTATTGTCAGATAATGTACCGTAGTTAATGTTAAGTGCATTTTGATACCAATCACCTTGTCTATTGTCAAGTCTGTCAGCGTCAAGACCAGAATCAAGACCGTCATTTAGAGACGACCAGACTTTTGCCCAAGAACCAAAAGATGTAACGCCCGTGCCTGAACCACGAAGATACATGTTATCATTATCTGTAAATGCAAGTTGTCTTACACCACCGAATCCAGTATCAAAACCAGAGCCACCTTGTCTGAAGGTGACGACCATATTTCTTGTGCCACCATCATTCAATCCATTAGAACTATTAAAGATAGTGTTGGAGACAATACCTGAAGAGAAGAAGTTAGGTAGTGGAGAAGAAGACGGGTTGTTAGTACCAGTGATAACTCTAAGTGTACTACCAGACTGGTTAGAAATACTGATGTTGTATGTTCCAGAAAGTCTATCTGGACTGAGAGTACCAGAACTTAAGTTAGTTGCATTTGTGTAGAATGTTCCTTGTGCGCCATCTAGTAAGTCAGCGTCAAGTCCGCTATCTGCACCAGTCTTAAGTTCAATAGAACCATTGCCTGCTGTACCAATATTGAACTGAGATTTCTTGTATCTAGAAACACCAATTGTTCCAAAAAGGTCGGCAGAAATAGTTAGATCGGATGCTCTCTGAATATCAATAGCAACGTTTGCATATTGTCTAAGAACTGTAGAAACTTTTGCTTCTAGAACAAGAGCTGAACCAGAACCAATTACACCAGGAGCAGTAACAACAGTATAGTCTGCATTGTATCCTGTACCACCATCAGTAACAGTAATTTCTGTAACAGCATTACCAGCAACAACAATATTTACTCTCAATCCTGTGCCAGTACCACCTAAAAGTTCTACGTCAAAATACTGACCATTTGTAAATCCTAATCCAGGATTTGAAATGATAACATCATCAACAAATCCACCTTGTGTAAACGTAGATTCAAATGTGACAGGGGAAGCACCACGCTCAAATTCAATAATCGTTCCTACTGGAATTGTTTGTGTTACTGGATTGTTGAGAGAAACTGTCGTTAATCCAGCAGCAGTGATAACACCATTAATATTTGTATTACTAGCAACTCCGTTGACAGTCTGTTTAACTTCGTGACCGATGAGAACATCAGAGTTTGTCGTAAAGATCATCTGAGATGATCCAATAGAACATTGGGCAGCAAGAGGAGCGAAGTATCTAGTTTCAGCACCCTTGAGGGATTGCATCGCTAGAGCAAAGTTTTGGTCACCACGGAGGAAGGTGAAGGAGTTTGCAGCTCCACCAGATGCAAGTCTATCTGTTTCAATAACACCAGATGTTATGTCAGATGCAGCAATCTGGTTTGAAGATAGAGATACCCAGTTGTTATTATCAAACGAAGATGTGTTGACAACTCGGTTGATATTAACTGTATTTGCAGTAGGTGATGTGCTGTCTTCAAATGTATCAGTATCTTCAATCTTGATATTGTTGACAATATCACCATATAGTCTATTTTCAATTAGAGCATTACCTTGTGCTTGTGTACCAGCACCAGGAGGAGCAGTAAATGTGACTGTAGGAGTAGTAGTATATCCAAGACCACCTTGATATCCACCGAACGTTTCAATAGTTACAGTAACTACAGTACCATTAGCAATTGTACATGTAGCAGATGCAGATATTGCACCAGGATCTGGATTACCTCCAGCGAATGCAATTGTTGGAGGAGTTACATATCCAGAACCACCATTGGTGATATTGATTTGAAAAACAACACCCTGTCTATATTCGGTTGCCTGAATACGACCAGTTGTTAAACTACCAGTGTAAATTTCACCAGTGGTAATAGTAATATTTGGATCTGGTTGGAATCCAAGGAATAGACTATCGTTATCTTGGTTTAAAATGAATGATGTAGATGTATCCTGTTGGATTGCGATATCACCAGCAAGTGCGCCTTCAATAGAAGTTCTTGCTGCCTGATCAGTAACAGTATAAACTTGGAAAGGTCTGAGTGCTGGGATTTGGTCAATAGAGATTTTACCAGAGTCAGTAAGTTCAACCAGTGCTCTAGGAACAGCGTTCGTGGAGTATGGTTTGTTGATGTAAGGTCCAAGGTTGTTAGTGATGTAATCTCTAACTGCTTTTTGAGTAGGTAGCTTAGAGTCACTTGAGTTAGCACCGCCAAGTGTATTGGAAGCGTCAAAACCAGTAACAACAACGTCGCCACCTTTTAGTTTCAAGAATTCAACTTCAGAGATGGTAACAGTACCCGTAAAGGTAATAGCACCAGTTCTGTTTTCAATATTAGCAAATGTACCAACTTTGAAGTCTCCAAGCTCGTCAGTACCAGAAACATATACACGACCGTAGTTCTCGGATACTTGCTCGTATGCTTCAATCTTAGTACCACCATTCTCAGGTAGTGCAAGATAGTTAGTACCAGAGCCAGCAAATTCCCATGTATGAGATGAGGAGTTAACAATAGATGGTCTGTGTAACTTGATTGTCTTACCAGATAGAACACTTGTAGATACTGCGTTTCCTGTGCTTAGATCAGTTAGATCCATTCCGCCACCAGTACCATCGTCAAATGTTAACTGTGCAGTGAAAGGAGGACCAACAGTAACACCAGCAACTACATCAATAAAGTATTCAATATTTACATTGGTGTTTCTATATCCATCAATCTTACCAACATAATGCTCCAGTGGTTCTCTTCCAAGACCACTGACTGTTAAAATAGTTCTACCAGTAGGTGTGGAAGAAACGTTACTGATTGTACCTTGGTCAAAGGAGTAACACTCTTCTCTATATCCTGTACCACGTAGAGCAAATTGTCCAAAGTTTGTAGCAGAGTTAGTAATAGATGCATAACCACCACTCTCTGCTAAAACTCCATCAGCACAGAAGATAACGAAGACCGAAACCAGCTGGGTGTAACCATCGTTAATAATCTTATATCCTGTACCACCAAAGGAAACGATCGTGAATGCCGCAGCAACCATAGATTTACCTTGGTTCGGGAATGATGCAGTTCCATCAATTTCAAGACCAGGGAAGGGGCAGTTAGGTTGCTTAACCTTGTTTCCATCAACCTCAGCACCACCACCACCTAAGAAGGAGATGACGGAAGCATTTTGCGTATATGGAGATGCCTCAATAATTGGGAACTCATCAAAGTCGCCACGAATTGATACACGCTGATTACTCGCATCGTAAATAAAGTTATCAGGATATGTACGAATCTGAGAAGTATCAAATAAAGTTCCATTATTTGTGTTTGTAGATCCAGCTGGAATAGTTCCGTCTAAGATATCCTCAAACAGGTCCATCGCTGTAGTAATTGTGGATGCTACGTTAGCACATAGAGGTACACTGTTATAGAGTAAAATATTCCAGTTAGTAAATCTTGCAACATCAACTGTTGGAGTTACTGGATCGTAAATTAGGATTGTTCCTTCTGCTAAAGCACTTACAAATGCATGTACAGAACCAGATGCAGAACCTGCGGTAGGAACAGTACAAGATACAGTAGTAACACCACCAGAAGATGCTACATTAGTGATAGCATAGTCTTGACCCCAGTTAGAATCAAATCTAAGAGGACTTGCATGGTTTCCAGTTACACTATTAAATGTGCAGCTATATGTAATTGCTTCTTCCTTGAATGCAATTCTATCAGAAGTAGTAGGGGCTGTAGGTGGATCTGGGAAAGATACGGTAAGAGCACCAGATGCAGCATCATAAACAGATCCAGTTGGAGTTACTTCATCAACATCGCCACCAGACCAGTTACGCATTGCATCTATACAATGCTGCTTTACTCTCTGGAAAGCATAGACAGTTTCATCTCTCTGTGCCTCTGGAACACCTGTTAATACAGTTCCAGTGAAGTATGCATCAGCAACACCAACAATACCTTCATTACCGCCAAATACCAAGTCTTTCACAAGACCGTTGATAACGATACGAATATCTCTGATACACTTTCTTTCGTTTGTATCGGAAAGTGCGAAAGTTGGATAGTTTGCAAAAGTATCTGCTAATGCCTGATGTGCAATGAGATCTTTGTTTCTGGCAATTAGATATGCGGCATCTAAGTATGTTCCATTCTGGTTATTAGAAATTACATCTACCCATAAGAATGATAGAGTATCAATTGCTGCTTTAACATCAGCACAAGCAGGAGTTCCTGCTGTTGTTGTAATTACTGTGTCATCAAAATATCTTTGTACGGAAGAATATCGTGGAACATAGATATCATCAGTTGGAGTTCCATCACCAATTCTCCAATTTCGCATTGCGAAAATACAAAGCTCTCTAGCATACTCAATTGCACGAACGTTTTGAATAATTTCATCTTTGATGTATACAATGTCACCACCGATAATATACTTCTCTGCTGCTTCAATAATGTTATGATTTGATCCAAATTCAAGATCTCTTACCAATGCATTGACAAAGTGAATAACATCTTGACGACATTGCTCATCACCATTACTTCCCGTGTTTGTACTTGTTGGAGAACTATATGCAGGATATACTTTCTGTCCAGCATCACAACTTAATAGAATATCTGCAAGTTTAACAATACTATCTTCTTGAATACTTGCTACTGGAGAACTTGTCGTGATAGTAGCAACACCAGTAATTGTATTGTCGTAAGTAAAATTAGTGATGTTATAGATAGTGCCACCACTACCTAGCTGTACAGTACCACCAGAAACATAAACATGTTCGTCTTCTGTATTACCTAAGAAAATATCAAAAGAGTTTCCAGAAAGATTATATGCAGAATAATGATCTGTCTTAAATTGATCATTGATGATTCCTACAACTTCATCTGCGATGAACTCTCTGTTGTTGCGTAAGAATACAGAAGCATCCTGGAATCTTCTTTCTACAGGTGAAGAGAGTGGAAATTTGCTTGGGGAGTTGAGTAGAGATAAAGTAATAACTTTACTGAAACTCTTTGCAACTGCAAATTGACCTGGATCAAAGTTTGCATCTGTAATTGCTGGTAACTTTTTAGGAATAACAAATCTTCTAGAACGTCCATCAGCATCTTCTAGAACTTTATAAATTCTTTGCTTTCCGTTAAGAACAGATAAATCTGGACCACCTGTTGGCAGACCTTCAATTAAAATTTCTTGTCCTTCTTTAAACTCATGAGTATTAGTTCTACCAACTAGAGCATTTGTGTAAAGAACAATACCGCCTAAATCTTCTGCGTTACCAAACTGTGCAGATTGGAAACCACCAGTAGCAATACTTGGATCTCCTTGTAAGGAGAAGTCAAGTCTGGAAATAGGTAGAGTTGCTGTATAATTCTCGTCTACAGATACAACCTCACCCTCAGCACGAATAGATGCAATTTTAGTAGTATCAAAAGATTGAGTAACAGCAGTAGCTTGATTTATTACATAACTTCCACCAACACCGTCACCTCTCCAAGTAGATGCTCCTAAAATTGGGAAAAACGTTACCTGCCAGATATTGCTAGCAGATTCTGTAGAATCAATAGAAGCAATTTCGTAGAATCCAGTAAAAGCAGATCCTGTGGAAGGAGTTGCTTGTAGTTGTACTACAGTTCCAGGTGGAATATCAATTGTTGGATCTGAAGTAAATGTTAAAACATTTAAACCATTCTGTTGTGTAATTGTTTGTGAGTATACAGATCCTGCTGAAGCACCTGTAACAAAATCAAATCTTTCACCTTCAACAAAGGAACCACTCTCTAGGTCAACTTCAATATCACCATTTACAAATGCACTAGGTCCTATAAGAGTATCAAATTCTACTCTAGTGATTGTCGCTCTAGAACCAGTGTTAACACCCTTTACAATAAGACCAGTTATTAATGTAGAAAGACCTGTGTTATTCTGAAACTTAACACTAAATTTTTGCGGTCCAAAAATTTGATGACCGATTGGGAATGAAGTACCAAAATCTCCATTAGCTTCTTTGTCAATAATAATTCTTTGCTTGTCGTCAAAGACCATAGCAAAGTCCCAAGTAGCAACTGCATCGCCATTGGAATCAATTTGGTCGCGATATGTCACACCAGTGACGTAGTTTTTATCACCAAATTTGAAGATGTGCTTGCCAGGATTGGCAGGTCTGATGATTACAAGACGAAGGTTATCACCAACAACCGATGCATCAGGTGGTAGTGAAATTGGGTTGTCTTCTACATAATCACCACCAGATACAATAATGGTTTCTTTTACACCAACAGTTGACCATGCAAGCTGTGCCGCTTTCTTGATAGAACGAACTGGGTTTACTGCAGAACGACCATCATTTAGATCACTACCAATTGTTTGAGAAACATAGATACGACCACCAACGTCATTCGTTGCTAGGTTG